GTGCCTACAAGTAAGATTTACACGCCACTTTGTGTAAAAATTCTCCTGCCTAAGGAGAAGGGAAATTGTAACCGTAGTCCAACGAAAATATCTTCCGCGTGGCAGCGCAGTTGATAGAATCGCCAAAACCGAAGTTAAGGATGTAGTGCGTGAGTTCATCGACTTCTGTCTGGGTCAAACCATATCGAGCCAACACATCGTCATGATTGACGTAGCGTGACACACCCATGGCATCCCCCAGATGTTGGTCAACGACCCACTTCCCAGTCTTCAACCCATCACTCCTGGGATCGTTTTTCAACCAGGTATTGAGTGGATTTACACCAAATCTTTGCCTCAGGGCACGGAGTAGGAATGTTTCGCCTGCGTGGCGCAATCCTATTACGATTTGTTGGTCGCGTAAATCAGCGAGTTGTTTCCTAGTGTAACCGCGCTTTCCTTTTGGAGCGATAAGATCACCATCACATGATCCTATACAACGCAAAATAACACCAAGATTAAGATAGGGTAGACCGTAAGAATCCACACTAAACTTCAGGAATTGATAACCTGACAATGACCCATTGGTAGATGGACATTCGATCTTAACCAGAAATCCTGCAGCTCTGGCACACTTTTCAACCCAGGCACCACATTGATCAACCCTCATTTCAGGGTTGTGTGAGTGGACTAGGGAAGAGTATATCAAGATATTTGCAAGATTATTGATAAGAGTAGTAAGAACGCAACCGCTAAAGAGCAGTGGCCTCGTAGGTTCCAACACCTGCAAGTGTTTAAAGTATGGATTCGATATGTGCAGTTTGGACTGACACTGATCAACACACTTTGATAAAACAGGATGCAGGGGGGTGCCTACGGTGATCCGGAGCAGCGCTACGAAGAGCGAAGTTCCACATGAACCATCACAAGAGGATATGTCCATGTTACATCTAAAAATACCGTCTACACATTTAATTGCTAGGCAGCTGTCGTCTGAAAAGAAAATCATGGTCACGTCGTTAGCGCATACCTTAAGAAATTCGAAAGCAGATTTCAACTCTTCGAGGTTAGGAGTCGCAATAAACCTCCAACCAAGACCCAACTTTGTGACGTTGCTCATGGCGTGCTTAACAGTGTTAGCAGCAGTACCGAGCAAGGAAGCAGGTGTACCAAGATCTACCACGTTACGAGCAAATTTGTTAACTTTTGCCCATTCCAGTTTGAACTTAGCTAGTACCTGTCCAACGAATACAGAGTTTAAAGCTTGCCACACAGGGTATCCAACATATCCGTACAGCATTGCTGCCGCGGATTGACGAAGATGGAATTTTACGTGTGACTCATCATTTGCCGACTTGAGAATAGTGTCATCCTCAGTGCCGAATTCTTCGGTCAAATGATGGAGCTCGCTTGCGATGTGTTGTAACTGGATGCCAAAAGTTGGGCAATATGTCGCCATGTGCTTCTGATCCCTGAAACAACTTTCGTCTTCTGCGAGTGTTGGGAACTTCGATGACCATAACCTGTACCACAAGGCATCACCACAGTTTTTGGGTGTGGGAGCATATACGACACGAGGTGAGTAAAAAGAACGCCATATGTATTTGTATGGTCGCTTCTCGACGTATTTCTTAATTTTATGAATGCTATGATTTTCTTCACGGCATTCGTGATGCAGCAAAACCCTACCTTTAGACAATGGCCTGAATGGGAATATACCTTCATTAACAGGAGCAATGTGGTACGTCATTTCGTAACACAAGCCGCACTTCGAACATGAAGGAGATTCCAAATCATACCGACCATCTGGCATAGGTTTGTA